TAAATCTAGACAGATTAGACAGTATACCTATTGAATTAGACAATTTATCAATATCATAATATGATTGATTACTTCTTGTAAGGTACTGTTTTGTATACCTAAAGTAGGATTGTTCAACAATCTGAGCTATATCAACCACGTATTAGAATGAAATGATAATACACATTACAGAATGGAATGTTTATTGAATGAATGATAATACTAGATACGAAGAATGAGTATCGTAGCCCAATACAATGACACGAAGTGTCCTAGGGTATATCTCTTAGTTATACTTTGTTTATACTCTATAATGTATCTTAGTATTAATTGTAGGTTCAGATAGGGTGGTTCAATAAAGAGGACTCCCTAATAGGCGATAGCCTAGGAGTCCTTAGGATAGGTTACTTTGGTTTATTACTTAACTAGGGTGAAGTGCTCTTGTAGCTCAGTCTTAGTTAACTCACTGTACAAGGTAAGCTCCGGGTTGATTCTCTGTGCGACTACAATACTCCCCTTTTGTAACTCAGGGTGTTTAACTGAATGTACTTCGATAAGCACTATCCCTTTGGTACTTCTCCATAATTGACCTTCCTTTATACGGATTGGTTGTGGTTTTAGTCGGTATGGTACACTGAAATAAAAGGGTACTTCTGCACAACAATCCAACCACACACCATCTATACTCTTGAACTGAAACTCCTCCCAAGGTTTATCACTGTACTGTGCTATCTGTGCGTGCTTAAGCATCAGGTCAGCGTGTGGATGCGCTTTATGTTCTATCCTAGAACTGACACTAGGTAAATCCTGAATACGTTTCTGTGAGAGCATCCAGTTAATTGTGCTCATCTCAGTGTGGTTGAATGAGTGAACAGTGCGCGCTTCACTGGTTAGATAAAAGTTATCCCCAGTAGTTGCTGGGCCGCTTGTAGTGTACACCATCCCATCAGAATCTGTGTGTATCCACTTAGCATCATTAGGTACTTGGATTTCCTTACCATAGTACAGAACTGTCTTAGTGTTATTTGATGAATTACTTTGTGTGTTACTCATCTTTAATCTCCTGTTAATATCTTTATAATATGGTTAATTTAAACGTACGGCTCAATATCAAATTGTTTAAACCATTCTTTTATCTCAATGTATTGTTCATAACTGATTCCGTTATGTTCCCTCCATTCTTCAAATGAAGACCTAGCAGCTTCCTTAGTTAAGGAATAAATGAAATCCTGTAGTTTCTCTGGTGTTGCTGTAGTACTCATTGTGTATCTCCTTTGGTTAATCCTAGGTTATCTAGGAAGTGTTTGTACTATACTTAGGTAGTTTACTAATGTCAACTGTATTTTGTACCTTTCTTAGTACTTAATGAATTTAAAATAAAAGGCTTTACTTATGATTAGAAGTATGATACCCTCTTCCTTACCCCTCCTAGGGAATCCCTATACACTACATCTCTCTAATATTACTAATCTCTTTCTTATGTTACTAACTATCCTTTGTATTGCAGTGCCTAACCCAGTCCTAGGGAGTGCCCGAGTAGCACTCATAGGGGATTCACTCAGTGTGGGGATTAACTCTAGTAATACTGATACAGAGTGTATCTACTGTAAGGTAGGTGTAGGGATAGATACCCTTATAAAGGAAACAGTACTACATTACAGAAGTGTACCTACCAAAGGGAGTATTGTTATTACTGTAGGAACCAATGACTACTACAAGGGTTACAATAAAGAAGAATACCTAGATAAGCTGTACACACTCATTACTATAGTAAGAACCTATAATACTGATGGTACAATTATCATAGTACAGCCTAACCCAGTCCGTCCTGATGTACTACAGGGAGTACAATCCTTTGTAGGGGCTTATAATGAAGTACAAGAGCTTGTACCTAATGTTAAGGTGATTACACCTAGTAAGGCAGATGCACCTGATGGGATTCATTACAGGAGCTACAGGGAGTACTACATGGGGTTCTTCAAGGATACACTGAGATAGGTTGGTTAAATAATAAGGTAGGTCTACGGACTTACCCCTTTTCGAGATTTATTAAAAATAGTACTAAAATATAGTACTAAAATAGTGTTGACTTGGTAATCCAGTTCTGGTTTAATACATCACATCGAAGCGGTACACACTACTAAGTACAAACTAATTAGGAGATACAAGATGAATAACACAATGAACATTACAACAATGGGTGAATTACTAGAAGCGTATAGAGAGGTAGTGAATGAGTATGAGCCAAGAGTAGTTGTACAGGGTTTTGAGTTTGAACCATCAGAAGTACTAGAAGAGCTAGACCCAGTAGCATTCAGACAAGGTTATTTAGATTTCGCAGACTTTATGGGTATTGATGTAGACGAATTAGAGGATGATCTGTAGTAGTTAATTCAGTAGTTAATTTAAATCTAAGGGCTTGACAAACTCAGGCTCTTATCTTAAAGTAACTAACAACGAACAACGGGGTACGAGGTAACTACCTAAAAGGCTTACCGAGTACATAACCCTAGTAGCCAACCAGTAAGGCGTAGAACAACTGGTGTTGATTCAGGTACAAAGTAGTACAGAAGTACAAAGCAGTACAGTAGTAATAAAGTTTCAATGCTCTTTAACAACTTAGATTAGATAGGTCATACACCAGAGATAAACTATTCAATTTATTGGAGGTAGTATGAACAGGAAAGAACGTAAGCAATTACAGAGATTTGGAATTACAGTAAAGCAAGCTCAAGAGCTAGAGCAGTACCGACGTAACCTAATGCAAGAGGCTTGCTCAGCAGAGGGTACAGAAGCTAGAAAGAAGATTAAACAGTTAATGACTGTAGATTGTACCCCTAAGTTAGGGACACCAAGAGAATTAACAGCGAGGGCTTAGTATGGATATTATTATTGGTTCTTGGTTCGAATTACATTTAAGTTTAGTAGCAGTAGTGAGTATCTGCTGTACAGTGGTACTAGCTATTATTTACTAAAGTTAAAAATAAAGCTTGACCTATCTAATCTAAGTTGTTAAAGTACTAATCATTGAAACACAGGGGGAACTTGAAACCCTACGTTAAAACAAGTTGGCGCGTTGAGGAGAGGCGCTAGATAGAATCTCTCCGAGGGTGGTAGCTCCCCTCCTCTGCTAATACCGAGGATAAAGCGAATTACAAACAGTGAGGCTAGAACCTTAACTATGTAATTCTACTAACTTAAAGAGTTAGTAACTACTAGACATTCTAAGGAGTGTCTAGAGTGATACTAATTTAAACTACGAGGATACATTATGAAATTCATCACTGATGCAGTACTATTCACAGCTACCTTTGCTATTATGATTACACCCACAGTGCTAATAGTAGGTATTATATACCTTATCTTTAAATAAGGGGCTTGTATGAACCAGTACTACTGGAATGAACAAATGGATTATTTAGAGTGGCTGTACAATCACAGAGAGGGTAAATAAATGAAATACATGGGAAGCAAAAGAAGAATAGCAAAACACATTATCCCTATAATGGTGGAAGCGGCAGATAAGGCTGACATAACAAAATGGGTAGAGCCTTTTGTCGGGGGTGCTAATCTTATAGATAAAGTACCTGATAGGTTTGAGCGTGTAGGTTATGATTTGAATGAGCATGCTATTTATGCGCTGAAAGATATTAGGGATGGCGCTGACGGACTACCCGATAGCGTTACCGAGCAAGAATATAACAACATGAAAGGATCACCAGCAGCGAGCGTGACGAGCTGGGCTAGGTTTGAGTGTAGTTTTGGTGCTAAGTTTGAAGGTGGTTATGCGAGGAATAAGACCGGTGCAAATTACGCCATTTATGGTAGAAATCTTGCACTAAAACAGTCACCTTTGATCCAAGGGGTTAAATTTATTCACGCCAATTATCGGGATTTATCTTTCACGGATAGCCTTATTTATTGTGACCCCCCGTATCAAAATACAAGTGGTTACAAAACTGGTAAATTCAACCATGATGAATTTTTCGATTGGTGTAGATTGCAAGCGAAGAGTAATGTTGTTTTTGTTTCTGAATATAATGCACCGGAGGATTTTGAACTGGTGTGGCAAGGGGAGATTAAAACCAACTTCGCAAGTGATAGAAAGAAAGCCACACATAATAGAGTTGAAAAATTATTTAGAGTGGTTGTACAATCACAGAGAGGTTGAGAATGTTTAAACAATACCGAGGTACATCAGAATATCACAAAGCTATCCAAGCGAGAAAGGAACGGGCTAAGGCTCTTAAGATTGCTAAGGAACAATCGAAAGGGATACGGTACACAACTAAAGGTGACTTCTGTCATTTAGCAGGTAAGGGGTTGAGTTATGCAAGGTCATGAGAAAGTGTATCAGTTAACGGGTGAGGTGTACTCTAGAACATGTACTGGGTATTTGTACTTACCAACTAAGTGCGGGAGATTACTGTTGTGGATACCGTCCTCTGATTACATGGCAGTATCTTCTTGGGGTAGGGATATTGACGAATTTATAAAGGACCACTACACACGGTACGAAAAGACAATACCTATGAATAATATTAAAATTCCCTATGGTGCTATAGATGAGCGAACAAGAGAGTATTAAATTCCTTTGGGATTGTCTAGAGAACCAACCACCTAGTATCAGCATTACTGATGTACAGGGGATGCACGGTTGTCTGTACGAGCTACTACCTTACAAGTGGGTTACTTACCGACATAACGGGTTCCAGTATGGTAATTACTTATGGGATTCTGAAACAGCTGGGCTAGTCTTAGAGCAGTTAGGGTTTAGTAATTTCCCCGAGTACTTACGTAAGAATGGGTACGACAAGACTAAACAAGTATTCTTTGAGGTTTGCTCAAAGTACAATAACCCAGCATGGGGTTTCTTAAAAGAGGAGTTACATTAATGAGTGTACTAAAGGAAAGTTTAATTAAAATACTAAAGCAGAACGATGTAAATGATTTATGTGTTGGACTAGAAACACTATGTTATGGGGTTTACTGTAGTATGTGCCCATATGATTCTGAAGAGAACAAACAACAGTTAATTAAGGAATTACAAAATGATTAAATTCTATGAGTTTCCAAGCACAGATACATTGATTGTACTAGATACGGGGAAGCAATTAGCGGCCTTGTTCCCGTTAGCGGATATTAAAGGAAGATGCAGTGATTTAAACACTTGGTGGGGTGATCGTAGTATCTCCCGCTATATAACAAGGAATTTTGAAGAAATTTTAGATTCCTTGAAGGCTTACTATGCTTGAACCTTGGTTATCCCTAGCCAAGAGTATTCCAGAGGGGACCAACGCAAGGATGCGTTGCTGTGGGGCTGATACAAGTAGGGTTGTGTACAACACAGTGGACTCTTGGAGCTCGTACTGCCACAGGTGTCATATAAGGTTGTACAAAGCTAAGAAGTTTGTTCGGTTACAGGAGCATCAAGACCAATCAAAGGTTAAGGTAGCACCTGATGATACTGTACCTATCCAATCCCTTGATGAGTACACACAGAAGGAGTTGTACAGGTTCCTACTTAGTAAGGGCATGTACCCGAGTATGCTGCCAGATGCATTGTACAGCCCTTCACTAGGTAGGTTAGTGTTTAAGGTGTCGGAGAGTGTGTACATGGCTAGGGCACTAAAGGACTCTCAGAAGCCTAAGTGGTTACAGTTGAACGGAGTAGCTAGGTTTGCTATCGCAGGAGCAGTACAGAACCCACGTTTGATTGTACTTACAGAAGATTATTTATCAGCTAGGAAAGTCCAGTACGTACAACAAGAATTCGGAGACGGCTCTGTACTATGCATAGCTTTACTAGGGACACGGTTGTGTGTACAACTCAGGGCTTTTATAGTTCAGAATGAGATTCCTGTGTTGTGTATGCTAGACGGTGATACAGCAGGTTACACAGGAACAGCAACAATCCAAAAGGATTTACGTAACTTTGTTTCGGTGAGGACGTTCGCTAAACAAGGTTTTGACCCAAAGGATTTAACATGTCAGGAGATACTGAATGCGCTCAAACAAGAAATACAAAGGTAAGTACACCAAGAAGAGACTGGAGAACTTGCTACGTGGTAAGATGTATTTTAATAATAGTTTTGTGAAGACACACAACTTTCCGAGTTATCGGAAGGCAATGATAGCTTACGAGTGGTATCGTGAAGGTAAGATAACCTTTGACCAGTTCCTACAGTGGGGGTACTAATGCAATTACGGAGTAATTCAGATACTAATATAATCAAAGCCCTGTGCAAGCGTAAGACGTGGGACGCTCTGGTTGACACAGTACCAAAGGAGATGCTTAGTGCTGACACACAGGCTCTCCTAGGATGGTTAAAGCTGTACTGGAGTACGTACCCCGATGATACAGTAGTACACTGGGAGAGTATGAGTACACTCTTAACACTGCGAGGCTCTCAGCTACCTAAGGAACAGCTAGTACTTCTTAAGGCTTTGATGAAGAAAGTCCAAGAGGTTCCAGATAGTACGTCTGTATCAGTAGCTCAAGAGTTGACAGAGCTAGCTTACTCAGGTGAAGCTGGTGCACTAATCAAGCGATACCAAGAAGGTGCTGAAATAGATATCCTTGAGGAGCTACAAGGGTTAACCAAGAAATATAAACAGGTTGCTGGTACACAAGCCAGCTTGATTGAGTGGGAAGATACAAGCCTTACTGAATTACTTAATGACACAGATGATGATTCAGGTCTTAAGTTGTGTATCTTCAAAGAGTTTAAAGATAAGATTAGAGCTTTAAGAGGTGGTGACTTAATCCTAGTAGCTGCAGCACCTGATGCTGGTAAGACTTCATTAATAGCTAATATAGTGACTTCTTTAGTCCATCAAATGCAACAACAAGAGAAGTACAAACAACGGTGTGTATACTGGCTCGTTAATGAAAGTATGGCTAGTAGAAGTAGAACAAGATTTTACCAAGCTGTAGCAGGTCACAAGACTATGCAAGAGCTAAAGGGTATGCACAGTACTGGTAACTTAGAAAAGACCATCAAAAGTGTTCTAGGTGGGTTAAGCACAGTACGTCTTAAAGACGCACACTCTATGACAATGGGTCAAATCTCTGCCTTACTTGAAGAGACTAAGCCAGCTATCCTTGTCATTGACATGGTAGCCAATATAAGGGGTGGTCAGTACGAGACTGAGCATCAGAACCTAGAGGCACGTTGGCAACAGTTACGAGTACTAGGGTGTGAGCACGACTGTATTATCATTGGCACATCTCAATTATCTAAAGATGGATTCAATACCCTGTACCCCGCACTACACCACTTAAAAGAAAGCAAAGTAGGTGTGCAGGGGGCGGTGGACCTAGCAATCTTTATGGGTAGACTAGACGGGGCAGAGTTTCATACCCTACGAGGTATCAGTACCCCTAAGAATAAACTAGCTAGGTCAGGAATGAGTTCTGATATTAGGTTTGAGGTTGAATTCAACGGGGCAACATGCCACTTTGACGACGGAGCAGGGTTATGAGTAGTGTACTATTTATAGACTTAGAGACAGAGAACCATGAATACTACGGAAGTAAGGCTAGTCCGTACTGTCCAGATAACTATGTAGTAGAGTCAGGTTGGCGCGTTGATAGAGATAACACAGTAGGAGAAGTACAAAGCATTAGGTTCAACTCTAAAGAAGATTTCCTGAAAGCACAACCAAGCTCATGGTTGAGTATCCCTGATGATTGTTGGTTACTGGTAGCGCACAACGCAGCTTATGAGATATCATGGTTCCTTACTCATGCTAGAGAGGAGTTTGAGAAGTTTCTTAAGCGTGGGGGTAGGGTGTGGTGTACGATGCATAGTGAGTACTTAGTTACAGCACAACAAAGTACGTACCCATCATTAGATGAGACAGCACCCAAGTACGGGGGGACGAGGAAGGTCGATGGTATAAAGATACTCTGGGAACAAGGGGTGCTTACATCACAGATAGACCCAATGATGTTGCACAAGTACTTAACTGACCCAGTAGAGGGTGATGTAGCTAATACCGCCACAGTGTTCTATGGTCAAACGGCTGTACTTACACAAGAAAACATGATGGGTATGTGCTGGGAGAGGATGGATGCTTTACTAGCTTTTGCTTACTGTGAGTGGTTTGGTATGTACGTGAACATGCCAGTTGCTAAGGCTAATCAAGCCGAACAAGAAGCACAGATTCTAGTTCTTAAAGAACACCTCCAAGAGTACATGCCTGATGACTTACCAGAGGAATTAGAGTTTAACTGGGGGAGTCTGTACCATGTATCAGCCTTGGTGTTTGGTGGTTCTGTTAAGTACAAACACAAGGTATCTTACAACCCTAAGAAGTACGAGCAGGTAGAAGCGTATCAGGTACTAGGTACAGAGTCATACATTGGCGTTGACCAGTACAGTGAGGAGTCAGACTTAGTACTAACGGTGTATAAGTCAGGACGTAACAAGGGACTACCCAAAGTATTTAAGGTTAACTCTGATACAGAGAAGCTTAAATGGGGTGAGTCACTGTATACCTTCAAAGGGTTAGTTCAAATCTCAGATCTGCCGAGTATCTTTCAAGAGAAACTGTTCTGGAATGATAAAGGTAAGCAAGGTGAGTGGGTAACTGCCTTGAGATTACCTTGTGGTGCTCCTGTGTACAGTACAGGCACAGACATAATGAAGGCACTCGCTAAACAAGGTTTTGGGTTTGCTAATCATTTAGTTGAGCTAGCTGGCTTAGAGAAAGATACGGGAACGTACTACCTAAGAGAGGAATTCAACAAGGAAGGAGAGCTTAAGAAAGTTAAGGGTATGCTACAGTACGTTATACCCACATCAGAAGATGGTTCAGGTATAGTACACCATAGACTTAACACATGTGCAACCACCACAGCACGGTTAAGTAGCAGTAATCCAAATCTCCAGAATTTGCCTCAAGATGGTAATAGCAAAGTAAAACAGATGTTCACTAGTCGTTACGGTGAACAAGGGTACATCATTGAGGTGGATTACTCAGCACTTGAAGTTGTAATGAGTTGTGTTCACACAGGTGATACAGAGTTACTGCAATTACTCCTTGATGGAACGGATATGCACTGTTATCGCCTAGCGTTTAAACTAGGTGAGGATTACGAGAGTGTGTACGAGAAGTGTCACAACGAGGAACACCCAGAGCATAAGCATTATAAGTCACTGAGAAGTAAGATAAAAGCACCTAGCTTCGCAGCACAGTACGGAGCCAGTGCAGCAGGTATTGCATTCGCTACAGGTATTCCATTACAAGAAGCCCAAGACTTCTTAGATAATGAAGAGAAGTTATTCCCAGTAACCATAGGGTTTCGAAGTAAGGTGCGTGAAGTAGTAGAAGCATCGGGCATGGAGAAAGGAAACCTACAACGCCTTAGTATGGACGATGGCTCAATTAAGTTAGTACGCACAGGGTACTGGCAGAGTCCCGCTGGCACTAAGTACGCCTTCACTCAACGAGAGCAATGGAAAGATAAGGTTAACGGTAGGGGGAAGGAGAAGGTACTTGATTACAAAGATACGGAGATGGCTAACTACTGGTGTCAGGGTGAGGCTTTCTTCTTGATGGCTGTGGCAGCAGGAATGGTTATCCGCAAGTTAATTCAAAACAACTTCTTCAATGGTAAGTGCTGTCTTATTACGAACGTACACGATGCGTTGTACCTAGACACAGCGGACTACGAAACAGCTGTACTTGCAGGTAACTTAGTCAAAGACTGTATGGAAGAAGCACCTAAACGGATTGCTAAGCTATTCCCTAATTATGGCATCATTAATCAGGTACCATTCCCTGCAGCAGCAGAAGCAGGGCAGAGTATGTACAACAAGAAGCACTTACCTAGTGTAGAAGAGTTCTCTAAACAAGGTTTAAACTTAACTAAATAAGGATTACAGAATGAACATCAAACAAATCTTAGGTATTAACACAGTTATACAAGGTGTACTAGCTAGCGTGGATTTAGGTACTATTAAATTTGACCGTCTGTATGAGTTAAAAGGATATCCGGCAGGGGGGTTGTGCTCGTGATGTACTGTACGGAGCTAGTACCAAGGACGTAGATATCCTAGTACCTATGGGAGAGTACCTATCAGAAGCTGAGGCATTCTATGTAGCGGGTAGTATCTGTGATTTCCTCCGTCGAGTACTAGGTGTTCCAGCGTACTGTGTGTTTGCGTACCAGAAAGGAGAGTCTGAGAAAGGTCATGACTTCGACGAACGTCTGTACTTCTGCGTTAAGACTTGTATCAACGGTGTTGATGTGGATATCCTAGGCTCACGTTACAGTAGTATCCAAGAGATTATAGACAACTTTGATTGTACTATGAATCAGGTTTATATTGACCCAGTACAAGGTGAGTTGGTTGGTTCTAAGGTCACAGAGTTAGAGTGGTTGAAACTTGTACCAGATGCTAGGGTTATTAGGATGCAAGATAAGTTTAGTAAGTTAGTGTTAAGTAAGACACTTGAGGTAAATTACAATGTAGTATAGGGAATCCCTAGGAGGGGTTTAAACAGGGTAGCATATAATAATCAAAGAGTCAACGCTTAAATTGTAAAGGTATAAAATGGCTAAGTACAAACTGAAAGACTTATTCCGTAAAGAACAACACATTGAAATTCTGAAACACCACAAAGATGATACTAAAGCAGCTAATGCTTACAATTCCCTCTTAAAAGATAAGGTAGTATCACGTCAACTAGTACGGTACTGGCGTAAGATTTACATTGATAATAATGGTTCTCAGGCCAAGGCTAACAACCAACTAAAGGAACAGCGTAAGTTAGTCCAACCATCACCTACTGATGATATTGGTACAGAGACATTCATTCCTAAGATGAGTAACCGTATCTTGTGTATTGGTGATTTACATGAGCCCTATACTCATCAAGATGCTTATGCTTTCCTAGAGCATGTCCGTGATTGGTACAAGCCTGATACAGTAGTACAGATAGGTGATGAGCAGGATTCGCACAGTTTGAGTTTTCATGATTCAGACCCTAACCTAGATAGTGCTGGTACAGAGTTAGAGAAGGCACGGGTAGGTCTGGAGAAGCTACATAGACTATTCCCGAACCTATTACTATGTGATTCCAACCATGGATCCTTAATCTACCGTAGAGCTAAGGCGCATGGCTTACCTATACAGATGATTAAGAAGTACCGTGATATACTGTTCCCTGAACACGGTGCTAAGGGTTGGTCATGGGCTGATGCATGGGTACTGAACACGCCAATGGGTGCTGTACGGTTCCAACACCAAGTATCAGGAGACCTAATGCTGAATGCCTCTCATGAGAGGACTAACCTAGTGATAGGACACTTCCATTCCAAAATGGATATCCAGTATGCTGCCTCTAGTTCAGCATTGTACTTTGGTGCTCATACAGGTTGTCTAGTAGATAACAAAAGCCTAGCGTTTGCATATGGTAAGTTAAGTAAGAACAAACCAATCCTAGGGTGTCTGGTTATTACTGACGGGTGTCCACAGATTATCCCTATGTTACTAGATTCAAACGGTCGTTGGGTTGGAGTTAAAGGAGAGAAGAGTGAGTAATATTATTATCCTGAATGCACCAATTGGTGCTGGTAAAGACACAATAGCTGACTTGATTGTACAACAGTACGGGTACGTGAAGCTGCAATTCAAAGATGCTTTGTTCCAGTGTATGAGTTCCCACTTTAATGTCCCTATTGAAGTGGTACAGGACTTGAACCATAGAGAACACAAAGAGAAGCCTAACGTTCTGTACAATGGAATGACACCTAGAGAGGCAGCAATACACGTCTCAGAGTGTATAATCAAACCTAAGTACGGTAACCGGTACTTCGGGGAGTACTTATCCAGAGTAGCACATCAGTACAGTCATGTAGTAGTGAGTGACTCAGGGTTCCATGAGGAGGTACAAGCTGTACAAGATGAGCATAGTACAGCTGTAGTACGTCTAATGGGTAGAGGGACATTCATAGGTGATTCTAGGACGTACCTTAACAGAGAGCACCTCAAGGCTGGTACAGTGTATGATGTGAAGTTACAAGAAGGTAAACCAGAGTTAGCAGTGCAAGAGATTATGCAATTACAGTTCAAGTAATACTTAGTACTTGACAAATTAAACACAATGTGGTGGGGTACGTGTGTACCAACCACGTACAGGATACACTAGGAGATACTATGGAATTTGAAGATATTAAAGTAGGTGATGTTGTTACCACTAATCGCAGTGTATACAATGGGGATTATACAGTAGTGGCTATTAAGGGTACTACCCTCATTCTTGATGTTCTAGAACAAACCGACTCATGCTGGAACACCCCCGACAAAGATACTCTATGGGCAGTGGGCTTACTTAATGTTGAGAAAATAATAGACCCAGAGGAAGATCTAATTGTATGGGGTGCTCTTGAGGCAGGGGAGAAGTTCCAAGTAGAAGGGATTGGCTCTACCACGTATTTAAAAATAAATGATAGATACTATACAGTCCTTGGATCTGCTTTACTACGGGTATGGAACAGACCCTCGCACTGGAAAGTTCAATTAGTTGACTAGAAATTAATAAACAGTACAGAACCCACGTAACGTAATAACATAAACCTAAGGAACACTTAATGAATATCCTAGAACAATTAAACGGTTTAGTAGAAACAGCTTTAGAAACAACAACAGTTGACATGACTGAAACATCTAAGGGTGGTGGTGGTAGCACCATCTTAGAGAATGGCACTTACTATGGTCACTTCTTAGAGTACATTGAGTTAGGTAAACAATTACCAACTAAAGATGGTAAGCCAACAGGTAAGCCAGCTGTCCTAACTGTTAAGGTAGCATTTAAACTGTACAGCCCTACTGGAGAGGTTGCTTATATCCGCCCATACCCAATGGCTTACAGTAACGGTGAGAAAGCTAACTTTAAGAAACTGTTTGACCGTCTGAACCTGAAAGGTGATATTAAGCACATGGCTCAGAAGCTGGGTCAAGCGTTTAAGTTTGAAGTAACGAAAGAAACATCTCGTCAGGGTAAAGAGTACAACAAGATTAACCTAGAGACTATCACAGGACTACCTAAGTTTGACCCAGAGACAGGAGAGGCTGTGAAGTTACCTGAGTTAGACACCTCTGAGTTACGTCTGTTCTTATGGAGTAATCCAACTCAAGAGACATGGGATGCCCTGTACATTGACGGTACTAATGATAAAGGTAAGAGTAAGAACTTTATCCAAGAAGATATCTTAAAGGCAGTGGACTACGAAGGCTCTCCTTTACAGGCTCTGTTAGAGGGTGGCGTCCCGAACCTAGAGGCACCAGCACCAGAAGCCCCATCAGCTCCACAGGCTCCTGGAGCACCCCAAGCACCTACTGCACCAGTAGCACCAATGGCTCCACCAGCCCCAGCAGAATGAAACGATGCTGGTTGGTGTGATGATATCCCTTTAATGTAATGACACAACACAGCCCCGTACAGGGGCTTACAGAGGACTTATGCTTAACACAGACTTATTACTCATTGTACGTAAAGTAGTCACTGGTATTGATTGTATGGATCCAGATACAGCGTACGAATCCTTATCTAATTTCTGTACTCAGTTCTCATACAACCTAGGTAATATTAAAGAGGACTTCCTAAAGGTATCAGAAACTACAGATACTATGAATAAAATTAAAGCATTAGACCAGCAGGGATTAGCTCTTGTACTTGCCCACAATGCTTACACAGTAGGTGCTGCGCTGACTGGGTGTATGTACACTAACCCAGAAGATTATGACCCAGTGCATACACTGGCTTGTATCACAGATGCTTTAGCTTGTATCTTAGTACTTAAAGAACTTAAAGGAGTTACAGAATGAAACAATTCCTAGTGGTGTTTATTGCTGTACTTGGTGAAGAGATGATGCCCAGTATTGTAGTCACAGCTGATGGTTGGCGTGAAGCACTTATTGCTGCTGATATCATTGATAATGATGAGTACAAGATACTAGACGAAGATAATACTTATGAAGACGCACGTTGTATTGCACAGTCCCAGTTTAACTTTGACTTTAGAATCTTCAAAGAGAATCTAGAAGAGGTGGTGTGATAATGCAAGTCCAAGGTATAGATTTAAGTACCTTGACTGAGCAGTTCCAGTACACTAATCAAGGCTCTGTGCTCTTGTATGATGGTGATTTCAGTGTGTACAGAGCTAGTGCCACGGTTAAGACACTTAAGACAGCTATCCGTAGGTTCTATCAAGAAGTCCTTACAGAGATGTTCTTGACAGGGACAAAGGAATGTAGGGTGTTCATTACACCATCCGGTAATGCTAAGTGTAATAGGTACTGGTACCCATCAGTCAAGAGATACCAAGATAATAGAAAGAACAAGGTAGAGATACCTTTACGTGAGCCATTGAAGCAGCACCTAATTAATAACCCTACTGAGTACCATTCAGATGGTATTAGCATCGTGTACGATTACTGGCATGAGGCTGATGACTTGATAGTACAGGACTCTTACAGCTTAGAGAATTGTATTGTATCATCAGGTGACAAAGACTTAAGACTTAGCCCAGCTAGTAGGTGGGATGCTAAGACAGGCTCAGTACAACCTAAACTAAAAGATAGGTTCGGGTACATCACCTTAGACAGAACAGAAGCCTCCCCAGTTAAAGGGCATGGTACTAAGTTCTTCTGGTGGCAGATGTTAGCTGGAGATACCGCTGATAATGTAAAAGGTATCTTGAAGTTACATGGCAAGAACTGTGGGGATATAGGAGCATATGAGGCACTACAAGACTTCACAGATGAGACAGAATGTGCTGAGTGGGTTATACAACAGTACGCCAACATTCAACAGAATGTACTAGCAGAAGCAGAGATGATGTGGCTTAGACGAACACCAGATGACTCAGCGTGTAAGTACATCCTAGAGATTATCCAAGACCCAATCCTAAGAGATTGGATTAGTAATCTTGGTGTGTACCATGAGCAGTACATACAACACCAGATTCAAACTACACAGGAGTTCAAAGATGAGTGATTTAAGTAGAGTATCTATTAGCATGTACCATGATACAAAAGACCATAAATTAATTCTAGATATGAACTGCTACTCTGGTGGTGATGTAATGACGTTTATAAGAAAACCCCTTGATAAATCAGAGGTGTTGGATTTAATCAGGGATTTACAAACCTTAGTAAAAGGCATGTAAGAGGTGCTAATGAACTTACAAGTTGAACGAGCTATTGAATTATTCACACTGGATGAGCAGACAGCTTTACAGGCTCACCTAGAGCAGTTGAAACTACAAGACCCAGAGAGCTACTGGATTGCTGTGCAAGAACTAGAGGGGTTTATCTTCGATGAGTAATTACCGTAAGATTACTAGGGGGCAGGTACGTAGTACTAGCCTCAAGCTACTTAAGGAACAGGGTGGGTTGTGTGCGATATGTCTTAAACCTATTGACCTAAGTATCAAGGGTGAGATGGTACTAGACCATTCACACGACACAGGATTAATACGAGGTGTACTGCATCGCTCTTGTAATAGCTCAGAAGGTAAGGTAGCTAATGCAGCAGGTAGGTGGGGTGCTAAGAGTATGGATTACAAAGATATAATCCAGTACTTGAAGCAACTGATTCAGTACCTTGAGAAAGAACCAACCAACCTCATCTACTATAACCACCTAACAGAAGAAGAGAAGCGGTTACAGCGTAACGCTAAAGAACGTAAACGTAGGGCTGAGCGTAAAGCCCGTGAAGCTGTTAAAGCTAAGGTAGGGTAGTATGGAATTTATTATAATCGGTGTAGTACTATTACTTGTTTTATACTATGGTATATTGAGGGATTTTTAATGGTTCCAGTTGAAGCAATGGTAGCCACAGTGTTCGTTGTAGGGATTCTGTGGGCATTCAAAAGAAAGTACAAACAAATTCTAAATGCTGTTAATCCTAAGGAGGGTTTATGGTACATAAAGATGAACTAGATGACTTTGAGGGTGAGGTTAGCACACACAAAGGTAAGTTCTATCTAAGCACCATCCATGACCTAATGCAGGTAGGGGATATCAATACCAGTAGGTACTACTTAAACACTAAAGTACCTAAAGAAGATAAAAGCAGTATTCGTAAGTACTGTCTTATCCAGTTTGGAATACTATTGTAGGAGGTAGGTATGCAAGCACCTAAGTATATGGACAAAGTACAATTCATTGGTAATGATTCTGACTTTGGAGGGTACACTACTGGTGATGTGTACTCTGTTATGATGGTAGGGCAGAACTACCCACATGCCCCTGTGATAGTAGTCATAGAGGATGCAGTTGGGTTCTATGATACTTGGTATTTAGAAGATTTCCATAATTACTTTAAGGTACTATAATGAGAGTAACAGAACAGCAGTTACAGAGACAGCTTGAAATAGAACAAGAGTACATCCAAAAGAGCTTAACAGAGAGTAAGCGTCTTATTCTTGAGGCTATCAAGGGTGGACGAACTGCTGACCTGTTACCTATCCAGAGGCTCATTGGCGTGGCTTATGGCACTGTGTGTACCGAGATAGATGCTATTAAAGCTACTAAAGGTGCATCAGTGGGTGGGAAGTACATTAAGTTATTACGTGGTGTTAAGACTGATGTACTAGCTGCAGCCTCTCTTAGTATTGCTTTCCAGTGTTTAGGTGTGGCTGGACTGAGTCCATCTGTATCTGCACAACAAATACTAGCTAAGTTAGGAAGTATGGTTCAGAGTGAAATACTGGGGAACCAACTAAAGATGGTTGCTCCAGCTTATATGAACCGTGTGCATGAGTACCTTAAAGAGAAGAACACTAAATCTCAAACTCACATCATGAAGACATACAGAGCCTCAGCACAGGCTGTACACCTTGAGCATGAACCTTGGAGTAACCCCCAGTGTATGGGTGTTGGTAAACTCTTAATGCAAGCCCTGTACAGCACAGGATTGTTCAGATGGGAATCTCACGCTGGTGGTATGAACTACTTAGCACCTTCAGATGCTGTGCTCGGTGTTATTACAGATGTACAAACAGAAGCAGACTTTATTAGAATTACACCCCCTATGATTGTACCACCTGTACCTCATAGAACTATCTTTGATGGTGGGTACTTAAATGCTAACACAGATAAACGTGGTACGTACCGACACAAGAACCTACCTAGAAAAGACCTTAAGAGAATAAATGAAGCTTTTATCAAAGCTGATACACTCAGAGCAGGACTTAATAAGGCGCAAGAGGTTCCGTACTGTATTAACAAGTACATACTGAACATGGTACACACAGCTAGGGGGTTAGGTATTGGTATAGGTATGCCCAGTACCATTGGTAAACCCAGACCTAAGTGGTACTTAGACGGTATTCCCAAAGAGCAGTACACACCAGAGGAGATGGAGGACTTCACTGAGTGGAAGATTCAATGCGTTACTTGGCATGACCAAGAGCGTGAACGTATTCAACAGTTACAAGCTATTAAGAACACTATTGAATTAGCGGAGGAATTCAAGAACGAGCCATACCTGTTCTTTCCTACATGCGTAGACTGGCGGTACAGATTGTACTTTAAGTCCCGACTTAATCCACAAGGTTCTGATTTACAGAAGGCTATGCTACTGTTCAGTACCAAGAAGCCACTAGGTGAACGAGGGTTGTTCTGGTTAAAGGTTCACTGTGCCACTCAGTTTGGATATGATAAGAAGCGCTTTAAGTTGCGAGCTAAATGGTTTGATGAGAATGAAGGTACTATCAGGGAGATGCTGAAAGACCCTCTGAATAGCTCTGTAATGGCTCAAGCAGATTCCCCTTGGTGTTTCCTTGCAGCATGTCATGAAACCATCTCAGCGATTGATTCAGGCTCTCCTAGTGAGTACTTGAGCAATGTTCCTGTAGCTATGGATGCAACTAACTCTGGCTCTCAGCATTACGCTGGTATGACTCGTGATGAAGTAGCAGGTAGATTAGTGAATCTGTACAGCACAGGGGCAGACGAGAAAGCTGACTTGTACATGGATGTGGTAGAGCGGGTTAATTCTAAGTTAATCCTAGACACTAACAAACCTGATAAGTTAGTCCAAAGTAGGTACTGGCAAGTTAATCCAATGACCAGAAGTATGAGTAAACGCCCAACTATGACTTACACGTACTCAGCTACGGACCAGAGTAGAACCAAGTACCTATACCTAGGTGCCACAGATGAGGGTTACACAGGTATAGATGGTTTTGGGTTGTTCAGTTTGTGTGTGTACTTAACACCTTTAGTAAGAGATAGTATAGCTGATGCAAATCCTAAAGCTGCTGAGGCTATGAAGTTCTTTCAGGATATAGTTAGAAGAATGCCCAAGGATACTCCATTAGAGTGGTACACCCCTGTAGGCGGTCTTGTGATTAACCAGTACGCTGACATTAAACAGACTCGTGTTGATATTAATAGTATGGGTTTAACCCGTGTAGTAGCGTACCGTAGGGAATTCAATAAGACTAACAAGCGCAAGGCTGGTGCAGGAGTAGCACCTAACCTAGTACATGGTTGTGATGCGTCTCACTTGTGTATGGTTATAAATGCATTTGATGGTGATATCATGCCTATCCATGATTCAGTAGCTACACATGCTTGTGATGTTGATACAATGCATGGGGTTATCCGAGAGCAGTTCATTAAGTTGTACAAACACTTTGACCCTATCCAGCACTTGTACGAGCAGGGTACTAAACTAGGAGCAGACCTCAGTGACTTAAGTATCCCAGAAAAAGGTAATTTAGATTTAGAACTGGTTAAAGATAGTGAGTTTTTCTTTTGTTGAATAAACAGTAACTTAGGATAGGGGTTGGTTATTAAATGTACTAACCCCTTTGTTTAGCGGACACGTTGAGGTATTAAAAGGGTTTACTACTATACACACCCTGTACCTCCTAGGGGAGACCATGAGAATACACAATGATATCTTGTACTCTAAGAAATTCCTTAGAGGTATTAGAAGTGTTTACAAGCATGATAAACACAGGCTATTACTTACTGAGTTAGAGTACATAAAACTCACTTATGATTATATAAAGAATTCAGACTATAGTGTATGCAGTGCAGATTATCATGGTAATATGATTGATGTAGTAGCTGGGTACAGTACTAGAGATATCCATTATGGAGATGTATTTCAATTCACTGTGAATGTTATTCACCCCAACTCTAGATGGCATAGGGGTAGGGTTCGGTATCATTTGTACAGGATGCAGTTTCTAACCAATATTGCAGGTTGCTCCCAGTACTTACACGTTAAACACACAAGCCCTACACAAAGGGTTATTACATTGAGGAAAATACCATGAGCAGTAATCCATTAAAGAAAGGACTTAGTGCTATTACAGATACAGTAGGTTTAACTAACACCGCAGCAGCTGAACGAGCTGCACGAGAAGCTAAGGCTGAACGTGAGCGTATGGAACGAGAGTTAACTGCCCAACAAGAAGCTATGAAACTCCAAGGCCAAGCTAAGGATAATGTAGCTATGGTTGAGGCTGGTGGTTCTGCTGACTCATTAGATGCTTTAGGCTTAGGTACAGGTAAGAAGAAGAAAACTGCATCGGCGGGAACTACACTTGGCTTAATGTAAGGAGGTTCCTTTGCAACAAGAAAAGCTAGAGTCTTTGTACAAGCGGTATGAAGACTCAAATGTTGTACTAGCTTCTGAACAACTAGCTAGGTGGACTATCCCTAGTGTAATGCTTAAACCTGATACAGTGCAAGATGGTAAGCGTGTCCTAATGGAACGTGATTACCAGAGTAAAGGGGCTAGGTTAGTTAACTCATTAGCTAGTAAGATTGTACAATCACTTATCCCCGATAACACACCATTCTTTAGTATTAAACTAGATGATGCTTTACAAGGTGAAGTACAATCAGGGTTAAACATTTCTAGTGACCAGTACGAATCTCAGTTAATCCAATGGGCTACTGATGCTAGTGCAAGGGCTATTACAGGTACATCCTATAGTAAGTACTCCCATCTAGCTAAACTCTTAGTTATTACTGGTAATGCTTTACTGTACCGTGACCCTAGTAATTACGATACTAGTGTGTACTCTCTTAGACAGTACGTGGTTAATCGTGATGGGTACGGGAATGTAACTTGTATTATCATTAAAGAACGTGTACAAGTACAAGACCTACCTGAGTCATTACGTGCTTCTCAGTTCAAAGATAAACCTGAATGGGAGAATCTTACACTGTACACCCAAGTACGCTTGAACAAACAAAAGAACGTGTGGGAAGTTACACAAGAGGTTCAAGGTATTACTCTAGATGATGTTAGTACGTACCCTAAGAATCTGTGTCCGTACATTGTATGTACCGCTAACCTAAACACAGGTGAGCACTACGGACGAGGTATTGTAGAGGATTATGCACCAGACTTTGCTAGATTATCTGAACTGAGTACAGCCTTACAGATGTATGAGATTGAGAGCCTACGTTTACTTAATTTTGTAGGCTCACAGACTGGGTTAGATATACAGCAATTAGATGATGCCGCTGTGGGTGAGTACCTTCAAGCTGAGAAAGATGGTATCTTTGCTCATGAGGGTGGTACATCGCAGAAGATGCAGGTTATCCAAGCTGAGATTCAGAGTATCTTCCAAGAGTTATCTCAAGCGTTTATGTACACTGGGAACTTCAGACAGGCTGAACGTGTTACTGCTGAGGAGATTCGAGCCGTTATTCAAGAGACTAACGTAGGACATTTATCAGTGTTCTCTCATATCTCTGAGACGTTCTTGAAACCTCTGGCACATCTACTACTGTTTGAGGTAGAACCTAAGTTAAATCTTATCCTACTTAATAACCAAGCACAGTTACAACTTCAAGTTGGTGCTAGTGTTGTTAATAAGTCTGTACAGGTTGATAGGTTACTACAAGCTACATTGAGTATTCAACAGATTCTTCCTGTACTTGCAGAAGTATCTCCTAGGTTCAACAAAGATGCAGTTATAGATAAGATTATGCAAGGGTTCAGTATCGATGTGTCTGAGATAACGTACACACCAGAACAACTCAAGCAACAACAAGAGCAGGCTGATTTAGAAGCCCAGCAACAACAACAGGCTCAGTCTGGTATGTCAGACCCTAATCTAGTAGCACAAATGACAGGAGCATTGTAGTGACTGAACAAGTTCAAACCACAGAAGTAAATACTGAACAGCAGGTACAAGACCTAGGTTTACCTAAGGGTGTTCCCCAAGCTAAGAACCCACCTAATAACCAAGGAGTACCAGTTGAAAAGCAAGTACCAACACCAGCACCAGCCCCTACCAGTACTACCCCCAAGCCAGCAGTAACAGGTTCTGATTTTAGTACGGGTAATGCTGTTATTGATTCTGGATTAAAGACCCTTGAGTCTGTTACAGGGTGTACCACTCAGGATATGGAGCGAGCTGTCCGAGCTGCTTTACAGACTGGTGATGAATCCTTAATTGACTTAGAGTACATCAAAGAGAAGTTCAAGGAGCATGCACCATTAGCTGAGTCATTAGCTAAGGCGTACATCCAAGACTCTAAGCGAGAACAAGAAAGCACAGTACAGGCTGTGTACCAACAAGCAGGGGGTAAAGAGCAATGGGATTACACTAACTCTGTGTTCCAAAGCCAAGCCCCAGAGTACCTCAAGAACATAGTTAACTTAGCGGTTCAATCAGGGAATATCCTAGAAGCAAGTTCAGTTGTTATTGAGTTTGGTAAATCTTCGGGAGCTATTCCTAATGTTGGAAATAATCTCAAAGGTTCTGGCTCCCCTAGTCTCGGTGCATTGAGTGCATCAGAGTTCAAGGAAGAGTACTCTAAATTACGTAAGGAGGCTGGTAATCGTTCACTAGAGTCACCACAGTTCAAAGAGAAGTACAACTCCTTGTTACAACGTCGAGAAGCAGGTCGTGCCCGCGGTTGGTAGTTATTACTACCTGACCCTCATTAAGCAGTACTAATACAAAATACATTTTAAATTTAAGGAAATACAATGGCTGATACTATTTATAAAGATGCTCTAACTCGTCCACACTGGGGTGGTGCTGCGTCTACTGATGATATCCATTTAGAGATTTACCAGAATGAAGTTGACTCGCGCTTCCAGTACCAAGCAATCTTCTTGGGCTTATCCTCACAACGTTCAGTAGCAGACCGTTCTAATACTATCCGTATTGACCGCCTCGGTACTAGTAAAGTTAAAGGTCGTCAATCAGGTCAAGCGCTAGAACCAACCCCTGTTCGTAATGATAAGTTAGTAATCACGGTTGACACAGTGTTGTATATCCGTAACCCTATTGACTATCAAGATGATTGGACTGCTCCAGACTTCTTATCTGAGATGGGTCAGAACAATGGTTCAGAGTTCGCAGAGACGTTTGACCAAGCCCACATCATTCAGTTGATTAAAGGTCGTGAGTGGAAAGCACCTGAACATCTTAAACCAGCATTCAAAGATGGTGTTGAGATTGAAGTAAGTATTAAACCAGACGCTAAGACCGAGGCTGAATTAGAAGCTAATGGCTTAATGCTGAATGAAGCACATAAAGAAGGTATTAATGAGTTAATCAAGCGTAAAGTACCTTTAATGGACATGGTAACACTTGTGTCTCCTGATGTGTACTCTCAGATTCTGAATAACCCTAAACTCATGTCACGTGAGTTCGGTGATACTAACTTAGATGGTTATAAGAATCGTCGTGTAGTTGTGATGAATGGTATTCCTATTGTGGAATGTACAGAGTTCCCTACTGAGGCTATTACAGACCACCCATTAGGTGCGCAGTTCAATGTTACCGCGGATGAAGCTAAGTGTCAGATGGTTACATTCAGTAAGTCTAAGACATTAGTTACAGTTGAGGCTAAGCCTTTCACATCTCGTATCTGGGATGATGAGCGTGAGTTCTGTAATGTACTAGACTGCTATGCTATGTACACAGTAGGTCAACGCCGTCCTGACACAGCTGTAGTAACTAAGATTACAGAGGCTGTATAAGGAGGGAGTATGGCTATCTTGAAGAAGTTCAGTGCAGAGCAGTACCACGCTCAGGTACAGTACAAGCAAGCTAAGATTGATGCTGCTAATGGTGTAAAGGCTGCACAGCCTAAACCAGTAGCTAAATCCAAAGCTAAGAAGACTGACTAAAGTTATACAATTAAACATAAGGGAGAGCTTAACGGCTTTCCCTTTTTGTCGTTTTGGGATTGAGGTTTTATCCCTAAGTACATCTTAGGATTAGGACTTTAACCAAGGAGTTAGTATGCGTTTGATAGATGCAATAAATGTCACACTTAGTGCACTAGGTGAGTCTGAGATTATGAGTCTTAGTACAAGCAACCCTAGTGCTGGTGTGGCTAGGAGTGCTATTAAGAGGGGTACTAGGGCTTTACTTAGTACAGGTTGGTGGTTCAATACAATTAATATTGATGTACAAGCACCACAATCAGGTGAGATTAAATTACCTAGTAATGCAGTGAGTGTGTTCGATAAGGTGGGTCAGAACTTGTATGGTATACGGGATGGTGTGTTGTACAACCTAGCTACCCAGAGCAAGTTCTTTACTGGTAGAGTACAAGTACAAGTTCGTTTAGGTATTGACTTTGAGGATTTACCAGAGTACCCAGCACAGTACATTGCGTACACCGCAGCCGCTGAGGTTTATATGAATGACCTAGGTACTGACAATAACGTACAACAGCTACAGATGAAAGCCCAAGAGATGTACCGTTTAATGCACATGGAGCAGGTACGTGTACAGAAGATGAATACCAGTAGAACTCCACAGGGGTTCCGTATTAGACGTAGTATTAGTATTTAGGAGCTACAATGGCACAAGCACTAGAAGGGTCTGTACCCTCCCTATTACAAGGGGTATCTCAACAAGTCCCTAGGGAGCGATTACAGGGGCAAGTTACTGCTATGGTTAACTGTCTAGCTGACCCTGTTTCTGGTGTTCGTAGACGTCCTATAGCACGTTTAATCAGTACAGTTGAATGGAATGTTCCGGAGGCTAGTACAACTCAATCATTGTACACACAGTACCTAGAAGATGGTGAAGGTGGTATGCACCTTTGTATTGACACCAGTACAGGACGTTGGTGGTTGCTAGATGATGACCTAAAGACTGAGATTAGTTCGGGTACAGAGAAGTACTTACTTAGTCCTGTAGAGGGTAGACACAGTATTCAGACTACTAGTATAGGTGGTACAACGTACATACTGAACACCCACCAGAAACCTGAAGCAGTTAGAGATACTACAGGTACAATAGACCCCAGTACCGCTGGTTGGTTCTTTGTTAAATCAGGAGCTTTTAGTAAGCGGTACAGCGTTACTGTTGCTTCTGGTAATAACCGTTATGAAGTGTTCTATGAGACTCCTAAAGGTACTGATACAGGTGACGCTGAGAAGACTACTCCTGAGTACATCAGTACAGAGATAGAGAAGAAACTAAAAGAGAAGGGATTAACAGTGTACCGTGATGGTACGTACTTGTTCTTCTCTGGTTTAGAGAATGCTCAAGTAGAGTCTGATGCTGGTAGTACTTACGTAGGTACATCAGGTAGGGGTAGGGTCCAAGTTGAATCTGACTTACCTGCTCGTTTACCTACTCAAGCAGATGGGTACTTATGCTCAGTGGGTATGCGTAGCACTGCTCTTGTATGGTACAAGTTCAATCTTAAAGATAGGAAATGGGATGAGGCTGGTGCTTACGGCTCAGTCTCGGGGATTAAGAACATGCCTCTAGAGTTAAAACTAGATGGTACTATGTCTTCCCCTGTGTATGAAGGTAGGTTAGCTGGGGATGAACACACTAACGATGACCCTACATTCCTAAAGGATAAACTCATTACTGGTATGAGTACATTCCAAGGTAGGTTAGTACTCCTATCTGGTGCTTATGTGTGTATGAGTAAATCAGGTACACCTCATAGGTTCTACCGGGGTACAGTAACTCAATTACTTGATGCTGATAGAATCGATATTGCGTCTGGTTCAGCACAGAACAGTGTGTTCCGAAGTGCTGTACAGTTCAATAGGGATTTAATTATCCTAGGGGACTCTATGCAGGCTGTTGTACCTACAGGTAGTTCTTTACTCAGTCCTAACAATGCTAGTCTGGTTCTAACTTCTGAGTTATCATGTGACTCAAGGGTAGGCGCTGTTCCTGCCGGTCAGACTATGCTGTACTTTAGTAGACGTACACAGAACTATGCAGGTGCTTTAGAGTTAATCCCATCACAGTACGCAGGCTCACAGTACATCTCCCAAGATGCTACAGTGCATATCCCTAAGTACATGGCTGGTAGGGTGTACTCAGCTAGTACCAGTACAGTGGGTAATATGGTAGTTATGGGTTGTACTAATAACCTAGACTCTTTGATTGTGTATGAGTACCAGTGGGGTGCTGATGAGAAGCTACAAAGTGCATGGCACACTTGGCAGTTCTCTCTGAATATACTAGGCTTTCACTTTGCTAGGGAGAAGTTAGTACTATTCATTGATTTTGGTACAACTGTAGGTATCTGCACAGTAGACCCTAGAGAGGGGTACAAGAGTACTGAGTTTACACTAGACCCTTTAATTGATTACCCTGTACCTGTTACAGTAAAAGATGGTCAGTTCAGTATCCCCCAGCATTTGCAGCATGTTCATACCAAAGGTTATGACTTAGTTCTAGCAAGGGCTGGTTCGAGTCCTGATTATGGTGCTGAGGTTGGTATTGAGGAGGTACTAGCTGGTACTGGCACAGTTACTAGAGGTGTTCCAGATGGAGAGTACACCCTAGGTTGTAGATACCGTTCTGTACTAGCACCTACTCCTCCTATGCTAAGAGATGAGAACAACAAAGTTATTGGTGCTGGTTCAGTTAGGTTGTTACGGTACAATGTAACATTACAACACAGCTCAGAGTTCAGTGTGCACGTAGTAGATACCAGTAGAGATGTAGACCATTCTGGTCTGTACACTGGAATGCTATTGAACAGCCCTGAGTTATCCCTAGATAAACCTTTACTGTACACACTAGGAAGTGTTATTGTACCTTGTAGAACTAATGCTGATACCACTGAGATGTACTTAGTAAGTTCAAGTACAAGGGAAATGAATGTCCTAGATATTTCATACATTCTCAAGTACAACATGCGGAGAAGGAGAGTTTAAATGACCCCTATGATATTGGCTGGTGCAGCTACCGCATTGTTCGGTGGTATCACCCAAGCTGGTGCAGAAGATAAGAGAAGTATTGAGCAGAACAAAGCTGTACAGGCTTACAACAAGCAGCTTATGCTTCAACAAGCTAAGAACGTAGGTCAGATTAATGCTCAACGTGCTTTAACTAGGGAGAGGACTGCTGCCTCTCTCTTTAACATTACCCAAGCTAGCACAGCACAGCAAGCCCAAGTACAACAGGCTAGTGCTGCTTCTGATACTATAGGTGCTTCTGTACAAGATGCAGTGAGTACTATCAATACTAGTATAGATAGGGCTGTTGCTGGTGAGTTACGTTCCCTAGAGCAAGCTGAGTTAGGTTTTGACTTAATGCTGGAACAAGGTATAGACCAGACTAAGTACAGCTTTCAGAAAGAAGATTACTCTCAAGGTGCTGGTATGCTCCTAGGTGCTTTTGGTCAGGCTGCTGGTTCAGTAGCTATGTCTTATGGTATGGAGAAACTAGCCCCCGCAGGGGGTACTAAACCCGCTGCCCCTACTGATGTTAAGTCAGGTACTGGTACAGACTGGTGGGGTTCTGTAAAGAGTACCTTTGGATTTGATAAAACATTCAAACAGTGGAACACGTGGAAATAAGGAAAGTACATGCCTATCATTAGACCTGAGAGAGTACAACAAACTCCAGTAGCACAAGTACAGACACCAGAAGCTAATCTGATGGTAGGAGTAGCTTCCCCTAAATTAGAGCAAGCCCAGACTAAGCAGAGTAGCACTGCTGCTTTACTAGGTGGCTTGTTCAAGGGAGCTGTTGGTGCTTACCAAGAACTTAAACCTAAGTATGATGCTAGAAGTGCTGTACAAGGTGCATTAGCTGCTACTACAGAGGCTGAACCCTTTAAAGAGTTTGATAAGAAAAGACAAGAAGTGTCTTGGTTCTTCAGAGATAAGTACGAAGAAGGGTACTTGAATGCTGCTATGAATAAAGAGGTAGCGGAGTACCGTATGGCAGCTAATACCCGAGCTATGGAATCTGGGTTGGCTGGTGTACCTTTACAAGAGTACTTACAAAGAGAACGTGAACACTTAAAGGATTTTAGTAATAAGTTGACCCAGTACCTACCTCATATGAATGAGCAAGGTGCTTACGGTGTACTGAGTGGATTAGAGAAAACTGCTGTAGGTGCTAGGACTGAGTACGAGAAGATTGCTGCTGGTATAGCTACACAGGAACAAGACCGTATGCTAGACCTAGGTTTAACTGCGTACGGTAATGAGTTTTCCCAACGTGTGCAGACTGGGGATATTTCGGCTGGGCTTAGTAGTTTACAGAATGGTTTAGGCAGTATCTTAAGTAGTACACATCTTAATAAAGATAAGAAGTTTGATAAGGCTAAACAGTTCTTAACGTACATTGCTGAACAGTACGATGACCCTACTATCATAGATGCGTTACAACAGGTAGCACAGCATGAAATGGGTATGAACGCTGTACCTATTATATCTGAGTTACGTTCCCAGTTTAATAGAGCGGCTACTCAGAATACAGGTAAAGCCCTATTTGACTTAGATTCGCAAGTACGTTCCTTGAATGCACTATCCCCTGATGCTAGAGCTGATGCTATGAATAACATCAAGGGTAATCTCCTACAGTACATGCAGACAGGTATTGTATCTCCTAGTACTGGGTTGAGTATGTGGAACGAAGCTAATAAGGTTGGTTCAGAGGCAGACGCTAAGGGTATGCTCAGTGCTGCACTGAGTAATAACTTAGGTAGTACAGCGTACTCTGCTATGTCTGGTGTGTCATTGAAAGATGCTAGAAAGAATATCTTAGATAGTTTCCCAGATACACCGGATGGTAACTGGAGTATGTTCACGTACGCTAGGAACTCCCATGATACGTACATCATGGATAAAGCACTGGAACGTATAGGTGAAGGTGCAAGTCGCTTACTTAGTACATTCGGAAGTATCGCTAACACACCTGATGGCTCAGTCAGTTCAGAGATGGAAGGTCAGTGGATAGCTCTGGCTGGTACAATGCAAGGTTTATCAGAAGGTGATAAACAGCAAGTACTTAGTTATATACCAGAGAATCGTAGATTCATAGTAGCCCAAGCCTTAGAACAAGAGCCACAGAATGCTACAGGGGTTATGTTCGATACATTACGTAGACTACAAGAGAATGAAGCTAAGGGATTGTACAAGGCTGTACCCGCTGTACCTACACCTGAGATGATTAGTGCTAACTCTAGCCTAGGTTTTAGTAGTACTAGTAACTGGTTTAGTTTTGGTGATGAAGCTAAAGAGCAACGTGCACGTGGTACACAAGCACTGTACGAGGAGTACTCATTAGTACGTCAACAAAGTCCAGAGCTGTTAGTAGGGTTAGAACCCAAGGATATTAACTCTGTTCTACAGCAACGTGTCAAGGCACGTCAGGGAGAGATTCAGGTAAATGGTTCTGATATCCATTTCTATACACCTGCTGGCACTACCTTGAATGACTTTATTAAATCAGGGTACACAGGAAACTCAGAGACTTTCTTAACTGCTATGGGTGAGCGAGTCCAGAGTAATGTTAACGCCTTAATTAATCCAGATAAGATTAAGAGTGTGCAACTGGAGGTTGGTACTGCTGGCTCTGATGCTGATGAGTTTACTGTAGTAGTTACTAGTACAGACCCTAATGTACCTGTACAACGTGCTAGGATTAGCGCTAGTACAGTCACAGAAGATGCCCAACGTATCCATGATGGATTTATCAAGGGACAGGATGAAAGAGCTAGGAAACTCACTGGTGCTCGTCCTGTGACATTTGGTGATGCTAGCACAGGAAAGGTTGTTAATACTTTCGTTGACGGTACTAACTCTGCTGGTGTAGCTCCTAATGAATTCAGTAACATTATGTCCCACTTCATGAAGTACGAAGGCTTCTTGAGTAAACAGAAAGATATGGGCGATGGGCGTAAGAGCATAGGCTTTGGATTACATGAAAGTTCTGGTATCAAGTTGCCTGAGAGTATGACTGTACAAGAAGCTACTGAATCTTTACGTGATGACCTACAGAAACACTTTATACCTGCTACACAGAAGTTAGGTACTAAGTACAATCTAGACTTAAAAGACTCTGGTACTTTAGTACTTACAGACCTTATGAGACATGGTTGGTTGAGTTCTGCTGAGCCTGTGGCTAAGAGTATGGGTGAGTTCAGGAAAGAGTTGCAAAATCCTATGAGAGCTAGTACAGGGGAGATTAATGTAGCAGCTAGTGCAGTCCGTGATGCATTAAGAGCTAGTACTGCGTACAAACAATCTCAACCTGCTAGACAGAAGGAGCTGCTACGTACACTCGATTCTTGGATTTACAATACTCAAGCTGAGTACATTAAGTACTAATATAAAAATAAAGCTTTACATGAGGGTAGTTCTGTGCTACCCTCTATCTTACCCCACCTAGGGATACATACACACTACAGTAATACACTAATAATGTACTTTACTAATAACCTTTTAATAGGAGCTGATATGGCTAAGTTTTTAAATATAGACCCAAGTCCTAAAGAACAAGAGATTACTAGTAAAGCTAACAAAGGTGCCCCAGCTACTCAAGCACCTAAACCTTTAGATTGGGATGATACATCTGACCACGACTTGAATGCTCAAGACAGGGCTAATAATGTTGCACTAGCAACTGCTGATACAATTACCAAGCAAGAGAGTATTACTGCTGGTACAGAGATGAGTCTTATTGGTACTGCTTTCCGTAAAGCCACATCACCAGTGTTTGAGGATGACCCTACATTTAATGTAGTTAGCACTTTACAGAATGACCCTGTTACTCAGGGTATGCAACTGTCAGAAGAAGAAGTTAAGTACTTACGTGAATCTGGTTCTGTACAAGAGTACCAGTACCGTACACAAGAGGTACGTGCAGAGAGAGAGCGTATCCAAGTGTTTGGTGCTAACCCTATTAGTGGGTTCAGTGGTGCTATCTTAGGTGATGCTCCTACACTACTACTACCTTATGCTGCTGCCGGAGTAGGTTCCAAGGCATTTGCTTTACGTAATGTTATCCGAGTAGCTGATGTTGGTACAGCATTCTATGCTCAAGACCAGTTAGGTCAATCCAGTGCTGTTACTGCTGTTATTGGTGCTGTATCTGGTATAGATGCTTTCATTGATGCTAGACGTGTACAAAAGGCTGTGCGCTTAGCTGGGTCGGTACGTGATACAGTCCAGAGTACTGTCCAAGATGCTACTGTAGGTGCAGAGAAAGTACGTACTAAACCCAGTGTATTTGATAATGATGCACCGACAGCCCCTGCTGGGGTTAACGGTACGGCTAGTGCAGTCCGAGCTAAAGAATTACACACACCATTAAAAGAGCCTGTCGTAGTAGGTGCTGGTAAAGTGGGTGGTGTGCAAGTTAAAGGTTCTGACCTAGTTAAGCACTTACTAAAGAGTGCTGATAGTACTCCATCTAATAAAGCCGTTCTCCGTGCCTTGGCTCCCGCTATTAAAGACCTTGATGTTACTCTCAGTACTAACACTGCTATTAGAAGTAACTACAAAATGTCTGTTCAAGGTGCTGACGTTGTACGTGACTCTTTAACACTACGTGCTGCTAAGAGTGCTGACTCTAAAGTATGGAACTCCGCTAGTGACGCTCTGAATAGCATTGATAAAGGTACAGGAGCTGTTGCGGTGCATGAGCTTATTCATGCTGCCACAGCTAGTATCGTACACAAGGTACGTCAGGGTGTGTTCAAGGAAGGAACTAAAGAGTACAAGGCTGTACAAGACCTAGAGACATTACGCAGTACGTTGAAGCAAGTAGCTGGTAGTAAGTTCAAGTACCAATTAAGCTCTGTTGATGAAATGCTAGCTGCACTCGGAGACACTCCTAAGTTTGTTAAGTTTCTAGATTCAGTACCCTACAAAGGTAATGAAACGGGCCTAAGGGCCTTAGCTAGGACGGTACTGAATGCCTTAGGTATTACTAAGAAGGGTTCTGCATTAGAGAAGATTTTAGACGATACAGAGACTTTATTCCGTTCTAAGACTAACCTAGATACACCAAGTATGCGTAGTAGGACTATGCAAGAAGCTACTAAAGATGTAGACACTACTAATGATGTAGTTCTAGCAGAGAGTATGCTCAAGGGTGTGCGGGAGAAGTTAGCACAGTCATTTGCATTGTATGATAACATTAAGCAAGGCTCAAAAGAGTTAGCCGATAAACTAGTGGCTGATGGTTCTAGTACTGCTGGACGTAAACCTAGTGTAGCTGATTACAAACGTAACTTAGAGCTAGAGTTTACTGCACGTGCTGTAGAGGTGGAGGATGCAATCACTAAAACACTCCGTAGTAATGGTGTTGGTAGATTCGATATGTTCTTTAATAGGGCTAAGTTCACACAGGCACGTGAAGTATTAGAAGGTAAAGTAACTCGATACTTAGATGCGGCTTACGATGCAGAAGTACGTGGTGTGAAAGTACCTGACGTACCTAGTGATATTGCAGATGTAGTCCAAGCTTTCCGTAATAGTAAATGGTCTGAGGCATGGCATGATACTGTTACTAAATCAGGAATGGTAGACCCAGATGCTTTCTTGAAGTCTAGCCATTACCTGCCTAGACGTTACTCAGGTAAAAAGATATCAGATATGTACAACTCTGGTTGGACTAGGTCAGAAATCGTGAAAGGTTTTAGAATGGTACTCAAAGATACCTATCCTAGTATGGATGCTGATACCTTATCTAAAGTATCTGAGAGTATGCTACGTGGTATTGAACAGGGTGGTCTTAATAGCAATAATTGGCGTAGTATGATTAGTTCGTTAAGTGATGATGAACTTATTATGGCTATGCGTAATGCTAACATTGAAGACTCAAAGATTCAATCATTCTTAGCTAGAAACCAACAAGCACAGACTGGTTTAGGTAGCTCTAGTACAATGTTCAAATCCCGTGCTAGATTTAATATGAGCAAAGAGTACAGTATTGGTGGTAAAGCATTTAAGATGCAAGATATCATGGAGACTAATGTATCCTCTCTAATGCAAGGCTATACTAACCGTATGTCGGGTAGAGTGGGTATGCAGATGGCTGGTATCAAGAGTCTTACTGATTTAGCCAAAGAGATTGATGCCGCTGCACTGAGAGTACCAGCTCGTGATAAATGGGTTAAGACTATGGATGACACTGTAACACATCTGTTAGGTGGGTTCAGTGGAGACCAAGCCCCAGAGCTTATGCGCGCGGCTGGTAACTTTGCTAGTGCTACTATGCTTAAGAACTCTGGACTGTACCAGATTACTGACATTGCTTTAGGTATGAAAGAATTTGGTATGGGTAGAGTACTAAGTAGTATGGTGAAAGAACCTTGGTTCAAACAAGTAAAAGTACTAGGTGACTCTAAGGATATGTCAGAGCGTTTGAATAGTATCCTACGTGGAAGTATCCAGAAGGATATGAAATTCAGATGGCTCCATACATATGCTGATGATAACTATGACTTAACTACTGCATCTAGCTTGTTCAATGCTAGTATTAATGTAGGGCAAGGTGCACGTATGGCTAATGGTATGTACCATATCCATAGAATGCAGGTGAACTTGTACTCAGGTTTAATTGCTGACGAGCTTAAGATGATGCTACGTGGGGATGCTGGTGCAATCAAGCGCTTAGAACGGTTTGGTTTAGAACCGAGCGAAGCACATGCTATGTCAACCACGTTTAGGAAGCAAGGTAATAATGAAGTACTACCTTGGGATATGCAACGCAGATTAGAGGTAGTGGGTGTACGTGCTATGGATTATGTGGTGCAGAACATCCGTACAGGGGAAACATCAGCATTTGCACAGTTCAGTGGTATCGGTAAGATTGTGGTAGGTTATCAATCATTCGTGTTAGCTGCCACTAACAAGATACTACGTCGGTACACCAGCACGAATGACTATGCTGGGCTAGCTATGCTTATGGCACATCAGTACCCGCTGTTGTTACTACTTACTGCTGCTAAGTACGGTATGGATGGTAATACATCTGACAAAAGTACACGTGATTGGATTGCTGAATCTGTTGCTGGTATGAGTGCTTTAGGTGGTATTAGTATGCTACAAGATATCTTCATGGGTGATTCACCTAGACATAGTATCCCTAGCTTATCTTTTATTGCCAACTCTGTAGGTACTTTGCAGAAAGTACTTGAGACAGGTGATATCACACCACAGGACGTGAGTAGAATTGTACCGTACGTACAAGAATTCGCTGTAACACGTGCTTTGATTAACAACTTTGGAGATTAAGAATGGCATTCTCTTATCAAGAGGAAATTGCTAGTTCTGGTCAGCAGTACATCCAAGTTAGTATAGCCTACTTTGACCAGAAGGATATCCACCTTCTGGTTAACTCTGAGTGGGTTACTGACTTTGCATGGGAATCTGACACTAGGATTAGACTAGAAACACCATTACAAGCAGGAAGTACAGTCCGTGTAATACGGCGTACAGATGAGAGTAGATTACGGGTTCTATTCTCTGAAGGTGCTGCATTCACTCGTGATAACCTAGATGAGGTCAATACTCAGTTACTGTACTTAACACAAGAAGCAGTCGAGGGTAATAGACTTACTGACTTCTACTTTGATATTAATATGCATGGTAATAAGATTACTAACTTAGGTAATCCTACGGATGTTAAAGATGCAGTAACTAAAGAGTACTCAGATGCTGGTGATAAGCATCTACAAGACCAAATGGATGTACTAGATGAAAGGTTAGAGTACATAGCTACTACCCCAATACCAGAAGGAGGTATTAGACCTTTCTACTATACCGCTGATACTGACGAGGTAGTTGCAGTTAGTACAGGTTTAGTATTTAGTACCAGTACAGTGTGGTTGAATGGGGTTAAACTAGATGCTGGATATGATTACACAGTTACTAGTACTGGTTTAATCCAATTAAAGGGATATAGTATGTACAAAGGTGATACCTTAAGTGCTTACTTAGGTGGTATCCTAGGCTCTCCTGAGAAGGTGTACGCTACTGTACAAGAGCTTAAAGATGTACAGACTCAATTACAAATGGGTATAATTACAGTAAGTACAGATTGTACTAACGAGGTTATACGTCTAGATAATACTATTCTAGAGTTGCAGAGTACTGTACAAGGTAACACCGAATCAGCTCAGAATGCACTGAGTACTGCTCAGAATGCAGTGGCTGATACCAGTGCAGTTCGTGTACTGGTGGATGTCAATACCCAGAATATACAAGAACTACATACAGATTTAACTACCTTAGATGGTAGGGTAACTGTACTGGAGGAGGCTAAGAATGTCTAAGGCAGCAACGAAGAGCCGTCTAGCTGACCTACACCGTAAGTTCACAGAAGCGCTTATTAATGAACTAAAGGAAGCAGAGGAGGGGGAGTACCCCCTAGCTGCTGCTGATAAATCCGTAATTGCTAAATTCCTAAAGGATAATGAGATTACAGCAAGCGCTGACGAAGGCGAGATGCTAGAACTTAAAGATGAGTTTGAAGCAGAGCTAGAGCGTAAACGTAAAGAGAAAGCTAATGTTATCTTAGAGAAGTTAGGTGAAGACTCAGGGTCCAATCTAGACTTCTTAATGTAAGGAGATTGTATGGCGGTTAATGTTCCGCATTATGAACCATCAGAGCAGGTTATTTCTAGGCTTAGATTACTTAGTGCTAAACTGAAACCGCTATCAGCTAATCCTAGAAGTATATCCTTTGATGTACGTCAAGAGATAGCCTTAATGATGGCTATTACATTCCAAGACTTCCGAGACTTTGCGTACGTGGGTATGCAGCTACTCGGGTTTAAACTCACACCAATGCAAGCGGATATAGCATGGTACATGCAGCACTGTCCTAATAAGGCTATGGTATCTGCTCAACGAGGTGAAGCTAAGAGTACACTAGCTGCGTTGTTCGCTGTATGGAGTTTAGTACAGAACCAGAAGTTCCGTATTCTTATTGTATCAGCTGCCTCTGACCAAGCTAATGAGGTAGCTAGTCTAGTAGTCCGTTTATTAGACACTTGGTTTATGCTTTGTTACCTTAAGGCTGATGCTAGTCTAGGGGATAGGAGTTCTTACGAGAAGTACGATGTACACCGTGACCTTAAGGGTTATGATAAATCCCCCAGTGTGGCTTGTGTTGGATTGGGTTCTGCATTAGCTGGTAAACGTGCTGACCTGTTAATACCTGACGATATAGAAAGTTCAAAGAATGGTTTAACACAGACTGAGCGTGAGAAGATTAAGGTACTCAGTAAAGAGTTTGGTGCTATTTGTACTCACGGCAAGATTCTGTACTTAGGTACTCCCCAGACTAAGGATAGTATATACAAAGACCTACCTAGCCGTGGCTATGAAGTTAGAATATGGACTGGGCGTGTACCTAATGATGATATGGTTGAGAAGTACGGTAGTACACTAGCCCCGTACATACTAAACCTTATTAAGAATGGTGCTGAACAGACTGGTTATGGTAGAACTGGTACTATGGGCGAAGCAACTGACCCAACTCATATTCATGAGGGTACTTTATTAGATAAAGAAGATGAGTACGGTATTGAAGGATTTTACTTACAGTACATGCTTGATACATCTTTATCTGATGAGATGAGAACCCGTATCCGTTTATCAGACTTACTGATATTCTCTGGTGAAACAGACAAGACTCCTAGTACGTTCTCTTATATACAAGATAGACAGTACCAAATTGATGACCCTCATGCTGGTATCAGGGGTGTTAAGTGGTACGCTCCAGCTAGTACAGGTACTCCGTTCATACCTTTTACCCATAAAATCATGGTGATAGACCCAGCGGGGAATGGTGGTGATGAGGTGTCCTTTGCTATTGGTGGTGCTGCTAGCTCGTATATTCACCTGTTTACAGTAGGTGGGTTACGTGGTGGTATGAGTACCGGTAACATTGACACACTTATAGACCTAGCTACTGAGTTTGATATCAAGGATATAGTTATCGAATCAAACATGGGGCATGGTACTGTGAGTATGCTCTTTAGAAACCGATTCTTAGAACGTAAAATCTTTGGTGTTGGTATCAGAGACCTGAACAACACTATGCAGAAAGAACGTAGAATCATTGATACTGTATCCCCAGTAACTAGACGCCATAGACTTATTGTTCATTCTAGAGCAATTGAAGATGATGTCAAGTACTGTATGCAACACCCTCAAGAACGTCGTTGGAACTACTCTGCGTTTACCCAGATGCAAGGTATTACTTATGACAGAGGATCCTTAACTAAGGATGACCGAGTAGACGCTGTAGCTATGTTGGTGTCCGAGTTGAATGCTCACTTAGTTCAGGATGAGCGCAAGGCAGCTGAAATAGCTCTTGAGAAGCAAGGTAGGGAGTTCGTACAGAACCCTATGGGTTACAGTGATTTTAATCCCAAAACCTCTAAGAGAGGCGTACAACGCCATTTAAGAGGTATTCACAACAGGAGTACACAACGTGGCAGACGTAGACGTTAGTGTTAATGCAGTAGTTAAAGTGTGTTCAGCATCAGTGCAGTTACAAGATGTAGCTCGTAGGTTCTCTCATGGTTCTGGTAATCAAGGGTTAAAGCAAGAGTACATACAAAAGTACACACAGATGCAAGAGGCACTTACCAGTCCATTACAGAGCACAGAAGTAGTAGTAACTAATGGGGAGAGTATTAAATTAATTGACTTTAATAATGTGGATACCACTGCTTTAACTGAAATTAAAGTAACAGATAGCACATTATTAGGTATTAAATGTATAGACCCTACAGTAGCTATTATAAAAAGCACAGAAATTACTAATGATTCAGGTACTTTCAGTATAACTGTTTCTGATGGCGCTATATCAAGTATTAGCTTTACACCTGTAACTACACCTTAAATACAATTATAAGTAAGGGGCCAGTATGAAAATACTTCTGGTAGTGCTGGTACTAACCTTTGTATCAGGGTGTAGTACTGGTTCGCTAATCAAGGATTTAGTAAAGCCAACGGAAGGTATCACAGCGCAGGCTCAAATAGGCTCTGAGAACCATCAAGAGAAGAGTTCTCAGTTGGTTAAGGCAAATGTACAGACTAAGTCAGAAAGTGCTGACACGTTGAGTACAGGAGCTTTAACAGCCTCTCCTGTTGTAGGTACTAAGAGTACGAAGAGTTCTAATACAAGTATAGGTACTGTCCAAGCAGGTACAGTACAGTTTGTTCACACAGAGCTACCTAAGTGGTGGGAGTACTTAGCACTCATTAGCTTTTGTATGAACGGGGTTCTAGGAGTCTTATGGCTCCGTTCGCTAAACAAGGCAAAACAATGAGAAACTTAGATGCATGGGCTGTGGGTACAACTGTTAGTACCACTGGTAGTAATTACTTAGTAAGTGAGGGGTTCATAAGCATGAGTGATTTTGGTATCATTTGTGGTATTATCCTCTCTGTGGTAGCTGTTGGGGCTAGTGTGTGGTTCAAGTACGCTAACCATAAACTACTAAAGAATGCCATTGATAAACAAGATGAGGCTATTAAACGAGGTGTCATCACAGCGGAGATGATTTACGATGAGCGTACTAGGAATTACTAAGAGAGTACTAGCCCCTACCTTTATTGGTGTTGTAGGGGCTGTTATAGGCTTTAATGAGGGTTACAGTACTAGTGCCTACTTAGACAGTGCTGGAGTTCCTACGGTGTGTTATGGTAGTACTGTAGGGGTCGAATACCCTAGCACTGTGTCAGATGCTGAATGTACCTCTAGATTAAAGTCCGATTTAGAGTCTCATTTAAAAGCACTGGATAAACTGCCTAATGATTTACCAGATTCGGTACTACTAGGTAGTATTGACTTTGCTTACAACATAGGTGTATCGGGGTTTAGAAATAGCTCAGTACACTCCGCGTTACTACGTAAAGATTATGAAACAGCTAGCGCTAATGTACTTAAGTGGAAATACATTACCGTGAATGGGCGAAAGTACGACTGTTCTATACGTGGTAATACTTTGTGTTATGGTTTGTGGAAGCGTAGGGTGTGGCAAAGTAAGGCTATCGGTAATCACTATCGAACATTACAAGAAGCTAAGGGGGCTTTAATTGATGGGTAAGGTTAATAGAACTGTTCTACATGAATCAGTACCTACTATTCAGTACTTACAAGAAGGTGGAGTTGTACGTACTAAGACAGATATGTTCATGTCTGGTACTGGAGAGTTGTATTCGTACTTAGGGGATTTACCATACACAGTTAATCCAAGAACTGTGTTATCCTATGCTGATATCCGGTCACTAGATAACCCCGATGGGAAATGGCTAGTAATTGGTGGTGGTGTGGATCCTCTTAATAAGTTTGGTTACATCACTGCAGGTGCCACTGTAAATAATGTTGACGAGTTGGTACAGTACAAAGGTACGTACTATATGTCATTAAGTGAGGATTTCCCAGTAACAGATTTAACAGACTTTAATAATCCCTCGAAGTGGTTAAACATGGGTTTGATGAAGGGCACTAGTGTAACTGATGCAATGAACTTCAGCCATTCAGGTAAGTTCGTTACATCTGATGAATTCCGCCTCCTTGTGAAGTGTGCAAATCACCTTAAACGAGATATAAGTAATGTGCACAAGCTACCAGCAACTTTAGAAGGTAGTAGTTCTATTGATATTCACTTTGGCTTTTCGTGGGGTCATGCCCGTATTGATGTAACCAACTTTGGAGGACTCATTAACTTCGTACGCCATCCTGATAACACCGTCGTCCATGATAGTACTAGTGATGTAGTCAAGAAGATTAAACAGGGTACCTTTTCTAGTGATAAAGTGACAGGATTACGTGGGGATTCTACACTAAATGATAGTCTGTTAATTATTGAAACTAATACCCCGTACTATTATTACAGAGGCTCTACCCAGTATCGTAAAGAGATTAACTACATGATACGGGAAGGTGTACTTGAGTCTCCAACTAAGTACCCATTAGATGTGAATGCAATCACTGGAATCACACAGCACAAGGGAAGTGAACGTACTATACATATCGGCGACTTTGAGTTGTACATAGGTGATACAGAGTATTGGGAATTAGTACAAGTAAGTAATAGTAAGGTAGTCTTCAAAAATGTGGTATTCACTATGGCAAATAATGTATACCAAACCAGACATCCATCTTTGCTTACAGTGTATCAGAGTGACCACTTCTACGGAGATAATGTTACTTTCCAGCATTCAACCTACTTTAATGACGGATCCGGAGCTGGGTACACTTACAATCTAGTACTTAGTACTAGCTTTGATGTACAATGTTGTAATTTTAAAGGCGTGGGGGATGGTTGGGGGAGTACAGGTAGTAACGATTGTACCCGTGTTACTTTTGATAAGTGTAAATTAGGTCGTATTGACTTTCACAGACCCGCCTATGATTATATGAAAGTTCTAGACTGCGACGTAGGTTCTTGGGGTATACTCTGCACTATGATTGGTGACTTGTATGTAGAGCGTAGTACATTCATCTGTGAGCAAGGAGAGTGGGTAGCTAATCTAGGTATTGTAAGAACGCGTGACGACACAGGGGGGTGGGCTGATGGTAACTTGATTATGCGAGATATCAGTATCAAGACTGACCCTAGTCAGGCTATTAGTGTTCTAAAAGGACATAGTGGTTCAGGTGGGGGTATTCCCTCAAGTTCACCCCTTAAGAATACATTCTTCAATAGTATTGATATTAAGGGTCTGTACTTAGAAGGTTCAGAGATACAATTAGCACCAGATATTAACAAGGGTAAGGGTTTAACTATGCCTCATACACTCTCATATGAGAATGTATCGGGTAATGCTGGTACTATTGGATTTAAGTTAATCCTAAATGACTACACCCCTAATTTCAGCCTTGATAAAAGAGAGTACAACTTAATCCTGAACTTGAAAGATTGTAACCTAACAGACTTAGTTGTTTGTGATCATACCGGATATTTCTACACTAAGTTGAATGTGTACAGTTTGAATGGGCTTAAGCATTTCAATAAGGCACGTCCTAAGGTTGAGATACCGTTCCAAGGAGAAGCTGATTTCTTTGGCTGTACTATAGGCCACTTTGACTTTTATTATTCCCGTACAGCTAATCAACGTATGTACGTTAGGGTGTTCGGTGGTCGAGTGTTTCATGAATCAAACTCAGAGAACCCTAAGAACATTGTTAATGGATTAGTACTAGGATTAACCTATCTTAGTTTTAATGGTACTAGGATTGTATCCCATAGTGAAGAAGCTATGAGTGACTTAGTTGCTTGTGACTTGAAAGAGTGCTCTTTTGGTACTTTTGACAGCCAATCAGGTACAGTGTCAGATACAAAGATCAAGTTACTAGAGTTCAGTGGTGCAACTGCAACAGCTGCAACTAAGAAGATTAATTATGATACCGAGTACATTCTAGTAGTTGGGGCTGATTACAACAACACTACCCAAGATATTGTAGTGAGACTCCCTAAAGAAGGTAAAAGAGTGTCTTACATTACTAACGAGGGTATCATTAGTATTAGTAACGCAGATGGTGTGTTCACTGCTAGTGGGGCTACACCTCGTAGGGTGTTTGTACCTAGTATTTCTTAGTGATTGCATGGATGTACTGTCCTCCCCGTGGTGTAGGTTCTACACCCACTTGATTTTTGGTTCATAAATGTGCGCCCCTCCCTCACCCCAACCAAGCCTCCTTTCCCCCCATGGGGTACACCTAGGGAGAACAAAAGGAAAGGGGTGGGGTGTGTAGTATCCTAGGGATTCACCAGAGCCATTCTAATGGGTTCTCTGGGTTACCTAGTGTGATTCATTAGGCTTAACCTTGTAACCTCTTAGGATTGATTCTAGGGGTTAGCTAGGGGTGATCTAGGGGATTCCTATGGGGATTCCTTGGTTGATTCCTTAGGAAGTCCTTGGCTTGGTTATTGGCTTGACTCTTGGTGGGGCACGGTTGGTTCGTGTCTTGCCTATTTTTAAGGAGAGCCTCTTGCCTCTTTTTTGATGGACTAGTAATAGCCTTAAGGGGTACAAGGGAAAGCCCTAGGTTGCCTTAGTGATTCCCTTAGTGATTCCTAGTGTATCCTATAGGACTCTTAAGAGTCATTGAGTTAGCCTTAGTGATTCCAATAGGTAACTATAGTCTACCTTAGGTTGATTCAGTGTGTTACCTAGGTTGATTCCTATGTTGATTCCTTAGGTATTCCTAGATTGATTCATTAGTATAACTTATACAAACTCATGTAATTGTTATACCTATGTTAATTATACAGTTAATACATAGT